TGTATCATCTTTTGCGTAAATGAAAGGTATGTGAACCGCTTTATTATTACTGTAAGTTCCGCCGGTATATTCTAAACCCGGTCTTAACATCATAGAGCCAAGTAATCTTGGCATCCAGTTGGTTTGGATTCTGGCGCTAAAAGGAATACGGTCGACATCGAGTCTTGCCATCGCTAAAGGGCTGACTATCCCTCTATTAAAGGCTAGAATTGAAACGTTTTGTTTTCCCATTAGAGGCTAGTGGCGTGATCGCGGTTTCTTAAACTGCCCATTCTTCTATTAATCCAACTTCCTGTAGCTGGAATAACTGGGGGTTTGTTTTGTAAGTCATTATTTTTAGCAATCTTTCTCATTTCTTTGAGTTCATCTTTTAATTCTTTTAGTTTAGTTGAGCTTTTGGTGAGCTGCTCACAAGCATCTAAAGCAAGCTTAGTTTTTACAAAGTCGTTAAAACTATCACTCCACAAAGAATAGTCGCCGCCATAATTAGCGTCGTTAGAAATATAACGAATATAAATTTCATCAACATCACAGTAAATAATACCAGCTTCTAAGCTGTATTTAATAATTGGGCTTTGGAAATATTCATCATAACACAAGACTACCAAGCCCTTAAAATCGTCCGGCATTTCAAAGGCATATTGATAGCCAAAATCAGGCACAATTGATTCAGAAGCATCAAGGATTGACGATCTAGTTGCAAATGCCCATTGCCCTTGTGAAAGACAATAGTCAACTAAACCATCATCCCAAATATCATCTAAATATCTTCTTGCTGGGCTCTCCTCAGCTAATGAGGCAAGTTTTCGCTGTCCCAAAAGCCTTAAAGCGCCGTTATAGATTGTTAATTTTGAGGTGGCCATTATGCGTTTAGTGCGTTTAGTGCGTTAGCTTTTTCTTGGGCTTCTTCTTTTGTTTGGATATTTTCCTCAACAAAAGTGTTATTTAAGTTATTTACAATCCCATATCTTTTGGCTGGGTTAAGATATTTAACAGAATAATCCTCGTTAGATTTCTCTTTTTTAATTTCTTCTTTTTGGAAATTGTAAGCATTCAATAATCCTAATTTAGCTGATTGAGCCGAACGATTAGGGGTATCATATTTAGAAACATCTTCAACTGCGGTTACGATAAATTCCGCGTAAGCATTTAGATCAGGAAATACAATCTCCACTCTATCATAAAGCCTCATTCTACCGGCAACATTACACCAATAATTAGGTCTTTGCACATCTTCTAAGGTTGTGCCTGCATCAGTATAATGAACCCAGCTAGTTTTTGCTTGAGCTTGAGTCATAAAATTGCCGCTCTTGGCGAAATTTCTGTTTTCTTTAGTCATTTTAGTTGTTGATTGATTAATAAAATAACGAGCCACCGGTTAAGATGGCTCGCTCTTAGCTAAGCAAGAATTGCCGGAGCAATAGTTGCTGCGCCGCCAGCAGTTACAACTGTAACCGTGTGGATTGTGCATCCGACAGTTGCGGTAGTTTTAGTAACGATTACAGTATCATTAACTTTCATACCTTTTGCAGCGCCGTCTGAAAAGAAATCAGTAGCGTCAACATCAGTATGAACGTCAGTGCCATAATAAGACCAAAGAGCAGGAGCGCCGCCAATAGACGGAACTATCTGGTTTAATTGAGCTGAAACGTAAGACATAAGAAAATTGATTTAAGATTAATATTAAGAAATAGTGCCAGTGTGCAACATTTGGACGATGCCACCTTGCTGTAACAACTTAGAGCCCATAGTCGCAGAAGCTCTAATGAAGTGATAAGCTTGTTCTTCATTATAACCCACTGAAATATCAAGGCTTTTAGTGTCAATTGCGTGACCAATAGCGTCTCTGTGATAAACATAGCATTTTTCAGTTGCAGTTCCCATACCAGTCAAAAGATTGCTTTGAATCCAGTTTACACCGAACCAACGCTTCATTTTTTGACCCATACCACCAGACATAGGCTTCATATCAACATAATCAGAAGAAGTGAATTCTTTGATTTGCATCAATTGAGCATAGAAGGCAGGGGTAACGACAGCAAAAAGGTTATCGGAATCATTTGGGTTAACTCCATTTTCACCAAGTTTTTGCAAGGCGTTAGCTATCATAGAAAGAGAAGCTTTTTCAGCCGTTGCACTTACTTGGTTAGTAGCGGCATCTAATTGAGCAATAATATCGAGATCAATTTTTTTGTTGATAACGAGGTTAGTTGTTCTAATAGCTACCTGTCTTTGATCTGCTTGTCCAAAGTCGATGGTATGTTTAGTCTTACGAACTAAGTCATGCCATTCTTGTAACGTAGCAGTAGATTGGGTTAGATTATCCGGTCTGGCTGGAATTAAACCATCCGCACCTCTGGTTGTTGCAACCGCACTTCCTGAATCCGCAACCAAAAAAGTTGCAGTAGTGCCGTTGATATTTGCGACTGTGTGAGCAGTCATTCTTAGGTCTGAGGACTGAGACTCAAAACCCGGGATAGCCTCTTGGATAAATATTTGGCTATTAAAAGCTGTTGACGCCATAAATTGTTTAAAATTGAATGTTGAGAGAAAAAATAAATACTTCTCGCAAGGGTTGTCATTCTTTTAAACTGTTTACAGGTTGCCTAAATAGGGCTGTCGAGTTTTTAAATGAGCCTTAAATTGAAGTGTAAAATTGACAGATCTAAACGATCTATCGTTCCTTAATGGAATTCTGTTAAATACCTAGTTTTTGCTTAGCTTCCAAAAGCTCAGCCATCCTTTTTGGATTAGCTGGATTGCTATAATAAGTTCCATCTTTAATCATTTGCTTTAGCTCTGCTAATTCCGCGTTAACTTCGGAAACTTTAACGTTGCTAGAGGTGTCAGATGGCGTTTCATAGAAAGCATTAGCCAAGTTTAAAAACTTATTTAAAAGTTTTGGATTAGTAGCTAAACTTGAGCCATCCGGCAAGATTGCTTGATCTAATAATAACGCCTCATCTTGTCCAAACTTATTCTCTAAGAAGGTTCTAATTTTAGTTTTGTTCTCATCAATTTTATCGCCCCATTGCTCTTGAATTTCTGCGTCAGCTTTTTGTTGGGTATCTTGTAAAAACTTAGTTGTTTCTGCCTCTGCTTTAGTTTTAGCCTCCAAATAAGATTGAAGAACTGTTTTAAGGGTGTCGTTTGGTAAATGTTTTTCGTGCACAATCTTGGTAAACTCATCAACAATTGGCTTATCAAATTCACCAATTACCAAGCCGCCATCAAGTTTCAGGTCGTAATCTTCTGGCTTTTCTGGGATGCCATTTTCACCTCTGAATTTCTTAACATCGTCCGGGGTTGGATTTTCTGGTAATTGAAATTTAGCTCTAGTTTCACTAAGCTTCTTTTCAAGCTCTAAATAACTTTTGGCTAAATCTTCTGGGGTTTTTAATCGTTGTAATTTTTTTAAAACCTTCTCATCGTCTTTGGCGATTTTCTCTCTCCAATCGTCAGGGTATTCTTTGACTTCTTCTTTTTTTGCTTCTGGCTTATCACCTTCTTTTAGCTGTTCCATCTGTTTGTCATCCTGTTTGTCATTAGGTTTAGCTTCTGGCGTAATATCTGCTGGATTTACGATTTCTTTAGAGTTATCTACAATCGTAGGGTCTTGTTTACCTGCTTCGAGAGAAGCGGTATCTTGTAAATTTTCAGTCATTTTATTGATTAGTTGTTATTAGGATTGGTAATGGCGGGTTTTCGCTTGGGTAAGCTCTCGGTCTTTGCTTCGTAGGCATCCCAATCAAACTGGACGGCTTTAGTAATTGTAATTGCTACCGCTCTTTTTCCTTCGTTAAATGCTGTCATTTGTGGGTTGTTTGGCTCAAAAGCTATTCCTTGCACATCGCAGATACTTCTTTGAAGGGCTAAAAAGATAATTTGTTGTTGTCTTTCATTTGCCACACCTTTTTCTAATGCTTTAAAAGCGTAGACTTCGGCTTTAGTTAGGATATTGGGGATGAAAATTTCAATACTCATTAGATTATCCCCGCTTGTTGAATT